GGTTCAGATTCATATTATCGAAAATTATATTATTAATAGTTTCGATTAGTAAGATTCGTTATTATGGATATCGTTGCTATTGAATTTACTTTCATTAATGAATTGAAACAGATATATCATTAAATTAAATACTAAATAATATATTTTATCTAAGAAAGCGGAGCGAAGCCACATGAAGACCGAATAATTTTTTGGTGTTTAACAATCATTATTGAAACGATATTTCACCATAAAGCAAGAAAAAGGGGAAATCAAATTAAATTTGATTTCCCCTTTTAACTTTAAACACAATCATAATTTTTCACAAAATCTGATTCTTCTTCCGCATAAATTTACATTTAATAATAATAATAAACCAATGAACTATCATTTAGATAAAGTTTATTTTTCAAGTTCAGTTTTATTTTCCTGAACAATTCTTATTTTAAATTCATCACCACTATTTTTAATTTCATATTTAATACGTTTGTGTTCAGATGACAGTCGATTGCAAATAGCTTCAAATATATAATAATCAAGTTTCCACAATTTTAAATTATCAAACATATTTTTATTATGATATTCACATTTAATCGTTATCCAAACATCAAGATTGTTGAAAATAGTTTGCACATAGTTGTCAATCAATCTGGTTGATTTTCCATTTTGTCTTATTGACAAATCTTCAATAACATTATTTTTTATTTTATTTTCCATTTCAAATAATTTTAAATAGCAATTGGAGCTTCAATTTTACCATATTGGTCTTCATAAAATTTGGTTAAATGACAGTTTTTATATTCTTCAGCATCCATTTGATTCAATAAATCATCAAGAGAAGAAAATTTATCAATTTCAATTTGAGCTCTGCTTATGCCATCAATAACTCCATTTTTATTTTCTTCAACATTTTTCAAATATTTTTCAACTTGTTCAAAATGGTTAGAATATATATGAAAATCATCGCAAGTATAATGAATATCTCTTGCAGTAAAATAATACATATTTCCAGATAATTTTTCAGCTATTTTGGCAATAATTACTGAAAACCAACCTACAAACATAAAATCGTAAGGAACTCCTAAAAAACTATCAGCAGACCTTTGTGTTACATGTAAATCTAAATAAAAATTATGTTCAGAATTATTAATTGGAACACAACAATAATGATAATTCATAACACAAGGTGGGAGTGTCATTTTCCTTAAATCTGAATGATTCCAAAGATTTAAAATTAATCTTCTTGAAGTTGGATTCGAAGATATATCATTTATTAATAGTTGAAGAGGGTCTGTTCCGTTAAAGTTGCGAAATTGATAACCATAACTTTTACCAATAGTTCCTTCAACATTCATCCATTCTTCCCAATATTTAACACCTCGATTCAATAACCATTTCCCATCAGTTTTACCATTCATCATCCATGCTAATTCTTTCAAAGCAAGTTTTGGAAAAAGTTTCTTTCCTTTTAGAATTGGAAAATTTTTGTAAACATCTTTAATGTAAAAATATTGATGTTGAATTGCAAGAGTATCTATTCCAGTACGATTTTTAGAACGAACACCTGTTGCCATTACTTTGCGAAGAGATTCTCCATATTGTAATTCTAATGAGAGGGGTTGTGGAAGTGGTTTTTTACGAAAGAATCTTAAAATCGATTTGAAAAAGTTTGAAATTAAATTGTACATAATGAAAAGATTTTTAATTTATATTATATATCCTTAAAATAAAGAAAATATGGGGTGGAAAATTTCATCGGATTTCATCGGATGAAATTTTCCTAATTTATAGTATCTCCAACTTCAGTTGAAAAATAAGTTAACGAGTCAACTTTGTATTCATGCATTTCAGAATCAATAAGTTTATACACAGTTTGTTTAATATTGGGATATTTAACAAATCCTCTTTGATAAACATATATTTGAATTTCTTTGTAATAAACAATATTGATTTGATTTTTTTCTTCAAGTAATTGATTATCAACATAATTTTTACAAGTGTAAATATACACCAAAATTAAACAAACAAATAAAAATATTTTTCGATATAATTTGTATTTATTTTGTTCCATTATAACGCAAGCCTTCTGTTAATCATATCTAAAGCATCTGTGATAAAAGGCAATTTTTCATTACAAGGAAAATTATTATGCATTCCCTTATAATCATAACTATCGTTAATCCATTTACTCCACATTTTGTCAATTAATGCAATAAATTCCGGAGCACTTCCACGTTCCTTATAACGAAGCAAAAATTCTTCTTTTCTGTCTAAAGTTGGAAAAAGAAAATAAAAGAAAATACAATGATGTTCCAATATATCTCTAACTTCTTGATGACTCGAAATAAAAATATATTCATATTTTCCAATATTTTCCCTAATATGAATAAAATAATTAGTTGGAAAATAAGGATTTCTTGTTTGTGAATTTGTTCCATCAGGATTCAAAATCCACGAAAACTTGCTTGAATCTGAATCTAAACAAATATCAGGATTTTCATTAAAAAATGTTGTTTTCCCCATTCCAGGAAAAGCTGCGATTATTTTTGTTTGCATAAAATTTTATTTTGATTGTGAATTAATTATAACCAAAGTATCACAAACATTAAGTGTTTTTAAGTGAAGTTCAATAAGAATCGAATCTTGTTTGAATTTCATTTCACGTAAATTATTGTTTTTCTGTTCATCCAAATAACTACCATAAATAGTAAATCCAACAATACTCATAATCATACCAAAAATACCAATAAAACAAAATAAGAGAATTGTTTTCAACATCAATTTAAGATACTTCATATTATTTCGGATTACTATTGTTTTTCAAATTTTGTAATTCTAATGAGTCAATTAATATGAATTTGTTTTCAGGAAGAATTCCAGATTCAATTTTCAATTCTGAAGGATTGATTTGCGTAATATTTTCTTTTTCGATTTGTTTAACCGGTAAAGTTTTAAGAAAATCAAACATTGTATGAATTGCTTCGAGTGGTGTTTTAGCTTTAATTGATGGGTCGGAAAATTTTTGTGGATTTCGAAATGAACAACTCCAACATTTTAAAGTATAATTATAATCAAGAAAAAACACAGGAAATCCATAACTTTCATAACGGATTGATTCCACAATTTTCAAGCATTCTTCAATTGAAGTTGGATATATTTCAGGTATTGGAAATTTAGACATAAATCATATATATTATGAAAATGTAAACTAATTGATGTAAAGTTTGGTCAAATCCAAGCAAGTTCCAAAAAGCGTTTTTATTAAGATTAAAAAAATCCAGACTTAATCTATCAATCAGATATTTGATATAATCAATAATAAAATGTGTTATTGTATTAAAATAAAAAATTAATGATAACCAATAATAAGAAATATCGGTAAATGCCCAAATAAATAAAATCAATATTGATGAATGCAAAATAGCATGTAAAAAATTACGATAAATAGGTTTAACCTTCTTTTGTCTAACAAGAATATCTTCAGGTAAAATTTGAAACCTAAATACAAAATCACCAATATAATGAGAAATTTGTAAAACAATTAAAAGCTTAATAATTTCGATTGTCTGTTGCATAATAGTAAAATTAAATTGTTTAGTAATAACGAAATATGTTTATTTAATAAAAAATGTCTCTACTTAATTTTGTTGGTAAACACATATATTGACATTCATCACCAAAATTGTCACGAACCAAATATTTGTTTTGTGAACCATTCCAAGACAATACTTTAACAGTTTTTTTCTCAAAAAGATTGAAAACAATTTCACCAACTAAATCAACATAATTTTCAATTTTCAATTTTTGAAGATTGTCAATATGTTGTTCATGTTTGAAAACATTATAGTTTTCAATATCAATAATTTTCTTTTCAGTTTCAATTTTCGACATTATCAATTTTTATTATAATTTCATTTAACTCAGTTATAAATCCTTCAACCAAACGAATTTTTTGCAAATGAAATCCAGAAGGTTGTTTGTTTCTTTTCAAATCTTTTAAATCTAATTCGTATGTTTCACGAAGCATTTCAATGTGTTTTTTAAGCATATAAATTTGAATTTTTAATTTGTGAAAGTTGACAGAATCGAACTGTCATAGATACTCCATTACTTGTGCGCACGCATAACTTCATATTTAGTGTACTTTCCACTTTTTGTTTTCTTGGACAGGAATTTTAAAAACTCCACAACCACCAGATTAGCATTTTCTGATTTTTTCAACATACTTATGTTATGCCACTCACCACGTCTTAAACTAAAGTACTTTGCAAGCTTTCGTTAGATTACTTCTTTAACTTAATCCGTTCCTTTTTCCTATTTGGATAAACTTCCGTTTTTTCTTTTATCTAACTCGCATTACAAACATATTAAAATAATAATCAAATTGTACAATCTGATAATTAATTTTACCAGATTGTTTAAATAATTTTAATTCAGTTATTTGTTGTTTCCAATCTTCATGTTTTGTTTTTTCAAACAAATATGCAATTAAATCAGAAAAAGTATAAATTTCACTCAAATTAGCTTCAACTGTGGTTGGAAAACCTTCACATTTAAAAGTACGTTTTATCAATATAACATACAAATTTTCAGGTGAATTTACAGTATTATTAAAATGAGTTATTTTTTCATGTTCAATACATTCTTCTTCAGTTATGAAGTAATGTTTATCAAAAGATAAAAATCCAGTTACTTTTTCCATAAAAATTATTTTTTAATTATAATAAATATATCCTACAATATCTTAAAATATGGAATGATTTTTTAGTCAAAGAAAATTATTTTTTAACTTTTCAAAGATTTATGAATTTTCTTTGTTTTAGAATAAATAAATTTGAATGAAAATCCAATATATCTATATTTTTTGAAACAATAAATATCAAACTCTTTCCAACTATCGGAAACATAATCAATTCCAACAATACGAATATTATTTGTTTTATATAAAATGTTTTGAACTGTCAATTCATTTATTCTTTGTTTCAAATGTTTTTTAAACTTTCTTGGAATTTTCATAATTATTTATAATAAATATTGGTTTGAACTTGACAAGCATCAATATAAGCATAACGAAAAGCTTTATTGATAATTGAAAGAATATTAATATTATCAAAGGTTGTTCCTCTCAATTTTAATCTAAAATCATCTTTATTTAAAAATAAATCTAAAAAATGTTGATGTAATAATCCATGATAAATCGGAACATTATTCTTAACAGTGAAAATATGATAAAACTTAACATTATCCATTATTTTAATATAAAGTTTCTTTTCATCACCTTCAAACCCATCAGGAATTTTTTCACATAAAAAAGAATTTAATTCATAAGTAGTCAGAGCACGACTTTCAACAGAATTTGCAATTGAGAAATAATCACTTGTTATCATAATACTAAAGTTTTAAAAATTCAAATTGTTCCTGTTTTTTTCTTTCATTTATTTTAGAACAAATAACAGTTTTCTTGATTATGTTTCGACCTGAATTAAATTCGCATGTTGTACAAGTTTCACTACCTATTCCAATTACTCTACGCTTAAATACGTTGAATTCACATTTATCATCATATTGAGGTTTTCTATTTTCTTCATACAAAATCGAATAAACATAAGGCAATGTTTCAAAATATTCGGAATTCAACATAAGTTTTTCACAAATAATGCAAGTTTCATTATGACTCTCAACAAACTCTTTCAAAGTTAAATCGGATTTAACTTTAAGCATTTCATATTTCTCTTCTGGAATAACTTCAATAGCAAACAAAAATCTTAATTTCATTTCTTCAGCGATATTATAAACATCAGCAATTGAATTGAATTCTTCAGCAAGAATATAAACATGTTTTACTCTTTTGTGAATTACTGGTAAACTTTCGCAATATTGTATATCAAATACTTTCATAACTATTTATTTTTGTTTTAATCTTCGATTGCTCTCCAATATGATTTTTTGTTAACTTCCAACATTTGTTTGTTCTTGTTAAACATGTTATTCATAATTCGTTTATGATTAAGTTCAGATTTAACACGAGTATACTTAATATTTTTATTATTGATTTTATTAGGATTTAAAATCCCGCTGCAAACAACATCAATTATGTCATTTTTAGATAAATTATGTGCTGAAATTACTTCAGACATGTGTTGCATAACAGGAACACAATAATTTGAATAATGATTTATCAAATTTTGTTTGTTTATATGTTCTAAATCATAAACATCTTTTTCAGTTCCAATAATATAATAACCTTTGTTTACAACATATTTCGCAGCATTTTCCTTTGATAAACAAACTCTTGAACTTTTAATACAACGGTTGTTAAACATCAATTCTTCATTAATGTAAACATTATTGAAGACACCAGTAAAATTTATTTTTGCAATAACACCATAATCATTCATTCGCTTAATGCAAATAATTGTCTTATAATTTTCTTGTAACATTTGTAATAATAATGTTGTCAAAATTTCCTTATCATAATTATATTCAATTGGCAATTTATATTTAGACCATTCAATCTGAAGCTTAATACTTGCAAACAATTGTTCTTCAGCTGCAAAACATTCATAACTATTTGCCAAATAATCCTTCGTAATTTTCCCATTTGCATCGCGAGAAACTTTCATTGAAAATTTGGATGTATGTATGAAAAATTCCTGATTAAATACATAAATCGCAAATTGTGTTTCATCGTTATTAAATAACTTTTTCAAGCAATCGAATAAAATCAAATACAATCTTATGTTTATTGTTTCTTCTTCATGAATATAATCAACAAGTGTTGAAAGTTGGTCCGAGTTAATTGCCAACGAAGTTCGAGTGAATTTTGAACAAACTTGACTCAATTTCCGGTTGGGTGTTTTATCTACTATTATTGTTTCACGAAATCCAACACTATTACAACGTAATGCAGAATATTCCATAAACTTTGCAAAAACAACATTCTTATAAAACAATTTCCAATTAGCTTCGAATAAACTTACACCTGATTTTTCAACCAATCGTAAATCATTATTGTTAATTCTCCAAGCATAATTTAACTCCCATTCAGTACTATTAACATTACACATGGCACAACACCAAATTTGTGTCGGAGTCATATCGAAAATATACGGCACATTATCTAAATTTTGTCCAGTAGTTTGTTCTTCAGATAAACGAACATAATGTAAAAATATCATTGTACAAAATGACATTATTCTATCATAATATTGCAAATTACATATCAACATATTTTCAAAAGTTGCATATAATTCACGAAGTTGTCCCGACTTATATGCTTCGATTTCTTTTTCAGTTATTGTTGAATTTACATATTGTTTAACTCGCAAATAATCAATATCTTCGAAAAGTAAAGGATTACTTGTTATGAGTGAATTCCAACGATAATCAAATCCATCAATTTTTTGAAAACTTGTTGAAAGGTAATCACTAATATTTTCAATATATTGTTTCTTATCGGAAAAGAAAATATCTTGTACAATATCTATTTTTTCACTTGAATTTAATTCAGGAGAAATATGATTACCTAACTCGTTCTTATTCATTTTTTATTCCAGTAAAATTTTTGAAATTGTATTGATAAAGTTTGAAAATTTTTCCAAACTCAGTACGAACTTTCACACAACCATCAAATTTATTTATAACCTTATATCTCTTATTAATTTTGAAATCATTTGTTTTACAAAAAGTACACAATAGATTTTCACCAATCAAAATATTGTCAATATTTTCACCGCTAGTATTGTAAAAAATAAAATCAACTTTTGGTTTATTTATGTTTTTTTCAATTTCATCGTTAGTCCAAATTTCCTTACTTTTCAAATATTTTTGTAACTGAACTTCAGACATTTTCATTTGTTTCAAAATTTCTTGAAACGATGCATGTGGATGTTTATATTGTCCTGATTGTTCATTAGCACCTTCAATCAAACCCTTACAATATACCCATTTCAAATCTGCTTCAAAATAAATATCATCATTTTTAAATAATAAGTTCCAAATTTGTTTTAATTTTTTCATATTTTATATATCCTTAAAATTTAATTATTATGAAGTGAATAAAGACCCCGATTTAAAAATTGTATTTTCAACAAATATTTTGGAATAATTACCCAAACTATTTATGACATGAAAATATAATTTATCATCAAGATTACGATAAGCAGTTTCAATTACATATTCTTGACCAACTTTGAATTCACTCGTATTGTTACTGAAAACACATTTAAGTATATCAAGTCTTTTCAAATCACAAAATTCAATATTAGTTTGTAAAATAACTTCAAGTTTTGATTCAATAGCTGTTGGAGATTCAGGAAATTTAATTATGAATTCGGTTTCAGTTATTAATGAATTAATATTCATTTGCTTATTTCTTGCTCCGAATGTATTTGGTTCAATACAAGTAATAATACCTAATTCAACATTAACAATTTCAACAACTTTTTGTTCAAAAAAACCAATTTCATAACCACCATCAATATCCTCCAAAAATAATGTATCACCAACTTTAAGTGTTTTCATTATATTATCGATTCTATCAAATTCATTTTTTATTTTAGCAATGATTATAACACTATCAAGATTTCTATTAAATACAGAAATTTCCTTAAATCTGTCAAGAACACGTAATTGAATTTTTGTTTCTTCCATAATATTATTTTATTTTAATCATTATGTTTAATTCTATTCCAAATCCGATGTATCCCTGTTGTATTGAAATGTTTCTTAACAAAAGCTTGAATTTTTGGAACTTCAATACTCCTAACATCACCATTAACTTTTTTACGATTAAGAATAGCCAATGTTTCTAATCCAATCAAATTATCTTCATCAATAAATTTTTGTGCTTTTTCAATAAAATCTGCTTTACTCAATTCCATAATAATATGTGTTTTTATTTTTATTTTCTTATGTATATATCCAAAATAATCAATATATATGGGCTGATTTAATTTTCGTTAAATCTCAAACCATTTATATATTAAATTTGTTTTAAAATTTGGTTATATTTATTTTTGTCAACAATAACATGCTTGTTTCCAAGCATTTCAAATTCAGCAAACATATCCTTAAAATCAACATTGATAACAACTTTATCATCAGGAATATGATATATCATTTGCATTTTTGGATGAGTTGCAATCTTAAAATGATTATTTTTCGTGTATTTTTTTAAACTTAAATCAATATCATAATCTTTTTCAAACTTCATTATTAATTGTTGTAATTCAATCATTTGCTTAACAGCATATCCTTTATCCAACTTTATTTCAACTAAGTTTAAAATATTCATTAAATCTTGTTCAGTTTTAAAATACCAATCAATATCGGAAAGTATTACATCAGATTTTTCAATAAATGATAATTTTAAATCATATCCACCTTTATTATATTCTGAAATTTTTATAATATCTCCAATCTTTATTTCAATATTTTCGGATTTAGTCACAATATAATGTAACCCGATTTTAATTTTCTTTTTCATTTCAATGTATCTTTAAATAAGAACCAACAAAGAACAATATTATCATAATATGATAAAAACATATTATTCATAAAATTAAATTTTTCACAATATTTACGAACATGAATTTGTTCGTATATTGTTAATGAAGCAAACCAAGGTTGAGCATATTTAAAAGAATTATCTAACCATCTTCTATTTGCGAATTTTTTAAAATTCATTGATTTTTTATTTTTCATAACTTAAATCTGTTTCAATAATAATATTATATCTATGTCTATCAGCAATAACATGACCATTATCATCGGGAATATTTTCAACAGTATTAAATAAATGAGAATATACAATATCAACAATTATTTTATCTTCAGGAAGATTTAATTGTTTTTCATACATAGGATGAGAATGAATTCTTTCCTTATATGGAAATTTACAAACATTATTTTTTCTTATATTGTTATCAATAATATATTTTTCAATTATTTTTTCTCCAAATAGAGATTCTTTCAAAAATGTCATAAATGTTTTATTTCGTTTACTTATCAAAACATAATCATGTCCACCAGTACCAACAGCAAATCTATTTAAACTATTTAAAACTGTTTCACGATAATCTTCGCGTTCATAATCATTTGGAATATTTATATTCGACATTTCAAATATTTCCAAAACATCTTCAATCTCTTTCAATTTAACATCAGTCAATTCATAAAATAAACTTTCAAATCTATCAATGAATTTTAATTCACGTATGATAAATGGAGCTTTTAAACTGTCAATAGGAAATTTATAAATTAAATAAAATTTTCCTTCCCGAATACGAATATGATATTTGTCTAATTTAAAATAGTTTGTTTTAATTTGAGTATCTTCGTAACTCATATTATCAGAAATATCTTCAACCCAACCAACACTTAATAAGTAATCTTCAGATATTGAATTATTTTTTGATTTTTTCATAATGATTTTAAAAATTTTGTGTTTGTAATATTATATGTTTTTCTCTTGATTGTTTATTTGATTTCATTGTTTCTGAAGTAATTTGAAACATTCTTTCAATCATTGAATCCACACTTCTTCTATTCATTACATTACTGGAATCTTGGTCTGGCATTTTATTGTAACTAAATCGCATTCCATTTTTACTTGTTGTTTTAGTTGCAATATCCGCTAACATTTCAGTTATGCCATCTTCAACTTTTTCGTAAGCATAACGAGTATTTATTGTTATGCCCAAATTCTCGATATACTGATTTGTCCAAGATTCTAACGTTGACTGATAAGTATTGTAACCAATTTTAAAATCTTTAGACATTTCAAACTCATCAACAAATTCATACATTTTTTCCAAAACTTTTGTCATTGGTAATGCTAACTCATTTGCATCTGAACTATCAACTAATTTAAGCAAGTTTATAGCACGTTTGAAATTTTTCTGTTTCAATATTCCTGAATCATCAACATAAAGATTTATAATATCCAAAGCTTTTGTAACACTATATTTAGATATAAGATATTTTGCAGGTTTAAACATTGCATCGAGAGCTTCTTTGGATTTAACTTGGACACTTATCGGACTTGCAAATACATCAAACTTAATATCTATATAACAAACTTCACCTGTTTTAGGATAAACTAAATCACGATTTTCAATCACTAAATCCGAATGCTTTCCAATCCATCCAATCACATCAGTAAACTCTAAACTGTTTGCATTAATATAAGTATTTTTCCTAATTAAATCAATAAATGTTCCAACAAGTAATGAATGTTTTTTTATCTTTTCTTCTTTTGCTGCTTCAATACCAATTTTTTTAAGTTCTTCTTGTTGTTGCATTTCAAGTCCATTAAACTCATCACTTACACTAACAATATAACCATATTTATCAAGTTCTCTGGCAACTTTCACAGGGTGTTGCATACATTCATTGTATTTAGTTTCAAATGAAGTTAATTCATATTCTTCAAGATTGAAACGAATTTTACCATTTATATATGAAAATCCAGGAGTTGTTATCTTATGTAAAACAGGGTCATATTGTGCAAGAAATTCTTGTTTTGCACTTGCAATTGCTTTATCATCAACAAAATTATCTCTATCTTCTTCAGTAATTCTTAACAATAAATTTGGTTCTTCTAATAATAAATCATTTGTTGTTCCATCACTTTTCTCAGTTTGAACACAATAAATTGATTTTATTCCAGATTTTCGCACACGAGCATTAAATTGTTCTACTTCATATCCAGAAAATGGTCCTAAATAAATTGAAGCAAATTTCACATCCGTTGAATTTTTTCCGCCATCATTAATATCAACACCAACACTCAAATAATTTGAACAAAAAATAATTTCATAATCCCCGACTGTATTGTTATCATTAATTAATCTACAAATTTCTTGTTCTGTGTTTGAACGTTTATAATAACCATATTTGATTGACCTACCTAAAAGATATTCACACATTCCAATTATTTTCTCAGAATATATTTCACCTTTATTAGTTGGAATTAAAATTCGATAACCTTCAGTTAATAAATTAAAAACTTTGTTTGCAAGTCTTGTAGTTGCATCCAAAATATCATCACAAATAATAAACTCCATTGTTTTATTAAGTGATTTTTTATTAACTCTGATAATGTTTGCAACATTTCCAAAAAAGTAACTTTCCCCTGTTTCAGTACCTGTCAGTAAACATAATTTGGCAGCAAATGGGTCATTGGATGATATGAAAAATAACTCTTTTATTTTCTTTATAACATTTGAAGTAGCTTCGATTCGATATGAAGAAGTGAATAACAAATGTGATTCATCAATGAAGATATAGTCAAACATTTTAGATAATTTCTCATAATTAGCACGAGCAAATTTATCGAAAGTTGTCACAGCATTGATACCATATTCGATTTGTTTAATATCCTTATTTCCATAATAACAATCAAATAATTCCATTACTTCAGAATCTGTTTCAACCTTGTTTTTAATTACACTAATATAAGGTAAAACCAAAAGAATACGTTTATTATCTTTCGCCAATGTTTTAATGAACTCTGTTTTACCAGTTCCGGGCGGGGAGAATATTATGTTAATTTTTGAACCTGTAATTCCGCCTTTTAATGGCTCACATAAAATATGTTTTTTATCTGATAAATATTCATTATTTCCTAACTCTATTTTAGACTTAATTAATTTATTATTAAGCGAATTTTTTATTGCTTTTTTAATTCCGTTTTTAAAACCAGAATCAACAATTTCTTTTAATTCAGGTTCAATAGATTTTATAATTCCACATTTTTTCAATACATCTAATCCATATTTTGATGGATTTTTGCCATTTGAAATTGCACAAGAATAAAATGAATTTATTTCCCCAATGTTTTTACATCCTTCAGAATCAAGTATAACATGCGCCATTGATAAACCATCTTTGCCAAATAATGATGCAAGTGTATTACAAATATTGTAACGTAATTGATAATTTATTGCTGAACGTGGTAAAGCCTTAACATCTGAAATATCTAAACCCAATGAAACAAATTGACTTAAATCAATTTCAACAGGTTTATTTTCATTCATTGCTTCAACATCTTTTATTGCTAAATCATTATTAATAATATTAATATATTTTCTAGCCATTGGAGTATCTCTTAATAAAACTCTTTGAATGGTTTCATTATAATTAAATCCATCAATAGTTTGGCAAAGATTCAATCCAACATGTGCATCAATAAAGTTATTATTTATTAATGGAAATTCATCATATGTTAAACGAATACCTGATGTTATTCTACCAACAGTATTATCAACACCCACAAGTTTTGTTTCACCATTATAAATAATTTTATTTGTCAATTCAAAATAATTTGATTCTTCGCTGAAAAAATTTGCAGGGAAATTTATGTTACTTCTTGAATCTTTGTTAATACGATATAAAATATCATAAACAATTGAAACTTTTGTTTGATAATTTACTTTAAACCAATATTTTGAAATATATTCGTTTTTTACAATATCAGTATACACATGATGTGGAGGTGTCACTTTTGTATAAACATGGATTCCTTTGCCAGATGCTGATTTACATATCCAAAGAAACCAATTAAATTCTTGTAAATATTCAAACATTTTTTGTTTCAATGTTTCAATACTTCCAGTCCATTCTTTCAAGTCAATATCAAATACTTGTAACCCATTCCATTTATAATACTCTTCAGTTGTTGGACGAGTTCCATCATAAGAAGTATAAATTTGTTGTTTATATTGTTTGTCAGTTGGTTTATTATCTTCGTTGGTAATTTCAAATAAAATTTCGCCTAAAGTCCGAGTACAATAAATCATTTCATTATTAACATTATTTGTATACATTGTTTTTAAACAAGTTACATAATTGTTAGAAATGAATTTATTACTAAGAAGTATTGCTAATAATTTATTGGAAATTATTTGAGTTTTAGATAGACGAGTTATTACATTATTTTTCTGATAAAAATCATTAATTATATTGCTTGAATTATCAGAGTTAGAAACTTTTTTGAAATAAATATCACTAAGTTTTTGTGACATATCAATATTTGATTCCATTTCATATTTCTCATATAATTCAATATCATCAATTGATTTATTGATTTTATAAATATCTCTGAGATTTAATAATAATTTTAACGAATCAGTATTGAATGATAATTTCTTATTAACGTATGAATTTATATGTGTATTAATTATTTCAGTTCTTGCTTTCAATATATTATGAAATAACAATAATTTGTTTAAACTATGTTTTAATACTTCTTCATAATCTAAAAGATTATCTATCTTTTGTATTTCAGCTCTTTCAATTTCAGCTGAAAATTCATTAAGTTCATTTAATGATTGTATTGTTTGTCGTAATGTATAATAATTATCTTTTTTAGATAAAAGAATTTCTTTCTGACTTATTCTGAAATTATTTGATTCTTCATCAGTAATCAATTCAGAAGTAATTTCCTTTATTTTATCCTTACTTAGAATATGTTTATCAACATCATCAGGAAAATCAAGTTTAAGTTTATGTCGAATATCCTTAATTTTTCTTGCTAATCTTGTTTTATTAAAAGTAATTATATTTTCTTCGATTTGTGTATCAATTGATTTTTGATTAATATCAATATCAATAGCTGTTAATAAATTTTGTTTCATAAGTGTTTAAATTAAAAACAGGATATATCTATTTTTAAGATATATCCTGTTTTTTAGATAAATATGGGACGATTAAAAAAACTATTTATTTTAATAAAACTTTACCATGTCCAATCATGTTTAAATTAGCAACATCAATTAATTGATATGTTGTTGGAGATTTTATTGAAACAAACATACTCAAATCAAAATAATATTTATTATCTGAAGTTACTTTTGATTCAATATATTGTTCTTCATCTGAAATTGTTTTGTTTAAAAATAAATATGTTGGTTTAATAACATTATTAAAGTGAACATTTTTATTTTCAAAAATTATATCACTTTTAATAAACTCAATAAAAATTGGTTGGAATATAGGAACAATTTTTGTTGTTTGTTTTGCCTCAATAATAGTATTTGTAACAACATTTTGTTGAACAACAGAAACCGGATAATTTTGATTTGGATGACTTATTGCAGCTTCAATAATTGGATTAATTGTTGACAAATCAGTATTAACAGATGCTGTTCTTTTCATTAATTTATTATCACACAAAATCTCTGTGGAAACAATAATATTAACAATAGCGTTTGGATTTGTTTCATAAAAAGATAATAAATTAAGCCCAATATTTATTGAATTAAAACAATTATCTTCATCTGAAATTCTAATTGTTTTATAAACATTTCCAACACCATAATTTATGACATGAGAAACTTGAATAATAGCACGAGAAACTTCGAAATAATCCAAAATTATTTGTTCAATTGTTTTTAATGTCTCAGTACTAATTAAATTAATGTTCAAATAATGACTAGAATCCAAACTAATTTTTGTTTGAATATAATCCGGCACCGGTTTTTCATTTATTAAAACTTCGAAATCAAACGGATAATTAAGGATAGTTCCTAAACTTGTTTTGTCTGATTCTAATACTTCAGTAATTTGACAAATCAAAATATCTGAAGAAGTTGGAATTTTAAATATAACTTCTTCAGTCCAAGAAGACCCATTAATAATTAAATTTTCAGGAACAATTTTAAATTCAGATAATTGAACAATTTTTGAAATTAAAATTTCGTTTGTTTTTGATGACTTAATAATCACATGTAAAGCAAAAACATTAATCCAAGAATAACCTTGTTTCAATATCAAATGGACATTAGTTGATAATGTGTTAACCTTAGGTGTATTAATTGTTGGAGAAAATAACGGCGCTCCACTGAAAATTTTATTCAAAGTATGTTTATAAACTTCTGAACCTGAATCCCATACAGTTTTGTTTAAATCTGATTGGTCAAGATTTACGTTAACATATTGTGGATTAACAAGATTAATTTCAGATTGAACTTTTGAAAAATCAAGAATATCTTGTGTTTCAACAAATTTCAATAAGGAAAAATCATTTATTCTGTGGATAGAGTTCATATTTCAATTTCATTAAGTTTATAACTATTTACAATTGAGTTATTGTTGAAAATTTTCTTTTAAAATCAATCAAATCATTTAAGTACATATCTGAAATTGGAGTTACTTTTATGTATTCAAGATATGTTTGTAATTCATCACGTTTTTGAATCATCTTTTCAATTTCCTCTTTAGTAAGTTTATCGATATTCATTTTAAGAACATCGTAAGGAATTTGAAGTTTATCCAAATCTAACTTAATATCTGTGATTGGACGATTATTAACAATTAAACTTCCTTGTGTAACAAGTGTAATGAACATTATTTTATATGAAAGTTCAGCAATATCTACACCTAAAATTTGGATTGTTCTTGTTTTTCTTTTCTGATAAAATACTAAACGTTTCTTTACAAATACATCAATTAAATGATAAGGAGTTTCAAAATTCATTATTGTTTTTCCATCAGCATCAATACAGTTGAGTGTATTCTTCATTACTTTTGAAAATAATTTCATATTTTGAAAGAATTTCCATTTATCTTGAGAAACTAATTTCAATCTTCCCTTAGCAAAATGAATAGCATAACGAATTTTTCCATCCATTGATAAATTTGTGAAACTAACAATATATTGTTTTTCAATCAAATTATGTAATGTTTCATCATATTTTTCAAATGAAACATCAAATGGTAAATCAGTTATAATCAATGTATCAGTGTCTAAATTAATTTCGTATTCGCCTACACAATACCATGAATCCTTGCTACTATTATAAATCATGTTTTCAGGTTTAATTCCTTCAACAAATGGAATTAATGGAATTTCATCAATATCGGTTTGGCAAGACCCTTGTGTTATTACTTTAACACAATTATCAATAACTGAATCTAATTGATATGAAAAACTTCTGAAACTAAATCCAAATCCAGGAGAATTAGTTCTAAACAATAAAACCATTGGAATTATTGGTAGAAAATATTTAGGTTCAACCAAATCACCATCATCAATATGTCTTTCTAATAATTCAAAATCTTGTTTGAAAAATTCCAAATAAGGTGTTTTTTTAATATGCAAATATCGAGCGGCTGTATCACATTTAGGTACTCGAAGTGTACCTATTTGTCCGATAACTTCTAATGGTGAATATTTCATGACATGTGTTGAACACAATTGCACAATGGTATTCATTAACGAAGCATCACCGTGTTGGTAATGTTGTTTCATAGCATCTCCGATAAGAGATGGCATCTTGATTTTATTACTATTCTTTAAATCACCAGTTATTGCAGCCCAAAGAATTTTTCTTGCTCCAACTTTTAATCCATCCATAATATTCGGACAGGAACGGGTTTCCACTACATATCGTGCAAAGTCTCTAACTTCAGTATTTAAAAAACTACTAACTCTTCTTTTTGTTACTTCAACAGTATCTTGTTTCTGTATTGCCATTTTTATTGTATTTTTAATTTTCCTTTATTTTTCCAACCCATAAATTTACAAATATCAATTATATAATGTGAACTTTCAGGTAACCATATATAATTACCTCCATAAAAATGAGCACTTATTAAATTTAATTTAGAGTTCTTTATTTTATGATATTCTTCTTCATTTAAAAACAATTGAAATCCAATTCCTTTTCTTGAAGTACATCTATTTATTTTTGAACCACTTAATAAAATTGCTGTATCTCTATTTTGATAAGTATATCTTATTCCTTCATCTGAAGGTTTAAAATCAAGATAATCTGAAATATGTTCCATTTTAAATCCAATATTTTAATTCAGAAAGAGTCATATCTTTATAAAATTCCTTATTTTCATTACATGGAATTCCATCAATTGAACAAATTTTTGTTCTCGTTATTGAAACAACTTCATTCATATCTTCATCAAGAAAATCTTCAACATAAGTTATATATCCAACAATACATTTTGTCTTATCTGTTATTCCAAATCTTTTTAATTTAATTCTTTCGGTTTTCTCATAATATCCTGTTTTTAAATCAAGTTCACGTTTTAATTCAATTATTTCTTCCAAATTAGTACGAACTTTTGAAAATTTCTTTTCAATTTTATTTTCAATTCTTCTACACAATTGATAATTTGATAACATAGTTTTAAATTTAAAAATGGATATAAAGTTATTTACACAACTATTATATCCACTTTTATTGTAATTTATGGGCTGAAAATTAATCCCTTATTTATTTAATTTTAATGTCAATATATGTTTCAATATTTCTCCAGAATAATTATCAACAATATGTTTAATAACATTATCAATAACTTTATATGATTTATTAATATCATATAATTCCCAAATTAAACAACCAGCTTCACCTGAATTCCATTCTTTTTTTCCAAAAACTGATTCTCCGTTCAAACCATTATTTTCAACAGAATCTTCTAATATCCAAGACATACAATATTGTACAGCTTGTCTAAAAGCATCTTTATAATTTTTATGTTCAACAATATCGGAAAAATGTGTATTAATACCATCAAGTAAATTTCCAAAAATTTGCTTATTATTTAATTGAGATATTAATTCATTCCCAATTTTTGTTAGAAGAATATCTTCATCTCCTAAAATGTCTTTATCTGTAATCATAATGTTTTTTTTTTAATTTTTAATATTTTACCAATTATTTAATTTTATTTTAAAAATATATTGTATCACTTCTGGATAACGTTTCATATAAAATAAGAATATTTTATCACATTCAACAATAAAAGAATCACGTAGTTTATCAGTATAATGTAATGACCAAAGAATATTTAATAAATAATCATAATCTTTATTTTTAGAAATATTCAAATCATCTAATACTTCGGCAACATCATATCCGATTTCTTTTAAATTATTAACAAAGAAAATTGATAAACTTTCTTGTAATGCTGATTGAAAACATGTTGAAATTGATTCATTTTTCTTAAATTCAGAAATAGAAATATATCTATCCAATATCAATTTGAATTCTTTAATCATACTAGGATTCAAAGATTTACAATAAGATTTACAAATTTCTTTAACAAGATATTGTCTACTATTTCTAACAAATTCAAATTCAGATTGTGTCATGATATTTACTATAATTAAATATTATCAACAAGAGTTAATTGATAAGTTGAATTCAAAATATTAATATCATCAATTTGATTATTTTCAATAAAAAATTCAAATTCATCTTTTTCTAATAAAAAATATTCATAATCATTTTTTCCAACAACTAAGAATTGAATCTCAATTTCCATAAATCCATCATATTCAACATCAGTTATTTGAATAAATTCTTCAAAAATAGTGAAATCTTCACCCATTGGAGAAAGTTGAATTTTTCTTCCAACCAAATCTTCAGGTTCTTTCAAACTATTTGTAAATGCTGGTGTTCTTTCGTTTATATCTAAATCAGGAATATCAAAATCTTCAGTATTTGAATCATCAATATCATCACTTATACGAGTAACATATTCATTTCCATCTTCATCAAACCATAAATCTCCTCCTTCAAAAGATTCATTTTCCAATTCACCAATAACATTTTCATCTGATGAAATTATATAATATTCTGATTCCAAAGCATTATAAATTTTCTTAGAAACTTCATATTGCATTAAATCAGCATTCTTTTGAATTTGAATTTCAATAGAATCCTTATTTTCCTGCATCATTTTAAATCCTGAAAAATCAATATCCAAATTATTTGTAATTGAATTTTCATGATAATATCTTGAATTATTTCTTGTTCCAGATATTTCTATTCTATTTATTAATTGATTTTTATCAATCGAAACATTTGAGAAAACCCAAATTTGTGCTTTTTCATTTTTCAAATCAACACCAGAATATGTGAAACTTGCACCGTCTCCTTGAGAACCAAACCCAGAATAATTTATTTCAACATCCTCATATCCAAGTTCTTCAAGTTTTTCTTTCCATTCAATAATTAAAAATTCATTCCAATTTTCAAGAATTTTTGAACGATGATTTTCAATAGCTATTTTTTGAGCTTCAGGAGATAAATCTCCAAACAAATATTTTGTCATTTCAATTTAATTTTAATTTGATTTATATATATAAATTTACATTTCACTTAAATTTTCAATTTTTTGAATCGTAATCGCACTTAAATCATAAACAATATAATGTGAAATATCTGGTGAATCAGGACTATCAAAATCTTGTGTATGACTAAATCCATAACTATCAGTAATTTTCAATAAATATTCACAATGTCCTCCATAAGAACTATTTATAATATCAGCCAATATATCAACATCAGAATCTGAATCTTTCAATAATTCGGATATAATTTTTAATTTATCTTTATCTGTTGGATTTTCATAACCATAATTTTCATAATAATTATTTCCATCTTTTTGTGCTTTATCTAAAATTGCCTTAAGAATTTGTGGTTGAAATGTTACCTTATGATTATCAACATTTGTTTTCAATTGAAGCATGCAAGTATAAATATTTTCACCATAAGTTAGTGCATCAACCTTGGATGTGCTAAAATACAGACCAAAACCAGCACCAGTAGTTCCTGATTCTTTACCAACATTTTTAAAACTAAATTCCTTGAATTTATGTTTCGAACCATGATAAGTTAATACTTGCATAATAAATTTATTTTAATACAAACTAAATGTTGTTGTTGTTTCTAATTCTTGTTTGATTTTATCTTTAATACCTTTAATAAAAATATCATATTTTTGTGATAACATTTTAGATTGTTCGTCATTTCCAAAAAATTTACAATAAACATAAATTTCATTTTCATCATTAATAGAAACAGATATATTTGAAGCATTAAGTTTCTTTAATTTTTCTGAATAACTTGAAATTATTTTTTCTTTGATTGATTTTTCTTTATCGAAAATATATCCTTTTTGTTTTATCAAATTAATAGCATTTTGAACTCTATCTATACAGAAACATTCGGATTGTGAACCAGTATTTATTGACATAACCCAACCAGTTTTTTCAGATAAATGTGATGCTTCAGTATATCTTCCACCAACAACACCACTAACTAAATCTTTTGGAAAAAAAGTATTCATTGTAATCATACAAATTTTTTCACCAACATGATGTTGACAATGCCATTTAATTTCTGATTCTGTTAATACAGTAATATGAAAATTATCAGTTGGTTTTATTATATGTAAAAAATATTGGTTTCCATCTTTATCAACACATTTACGTACGTTAGGATTTGGAAAATTACCAACAACATTATGTTTTGAAACATCTTCAGGTTTACAATAAATAGTTTTCATAATTTATTAAAATATTTTATTTTAAATCAATTCTTTTAATTTAAGCATTAATTGATTTTCATCAATTCCAGGAAATTCACTTAAACCTGTCACTTTATTGAATAATTCTAAATCAATAAGTTTATTATCAACAGCTGTTATTGAAATAGTATTACCTCTTCCATTATGTCCTGTTGAAAAGAAAAGTTCAATTCCTGACTCATTAATTGTTGTACCAGTCTCAGGTTTAAGTTCAACAACATTTTTACATTGAAAAGTTTTACCTTCAAAGTTAGTATACTTAGCTTGAAGTGTTAGTGTGAAAATTGCTTGTAAGTTCATAATATATTATTTAAAATTATTTTTAGAATGGTAAATCAGTATCTTTGATAATACTGTTATGATTAAAATTTAATGTTGTTGAATTATCAAGTTTTGTTTTTTGCCGATAACATTTACTCAATATTTCGTTTGAAATAACAATTTTTTTAATATGATTTTCATGAATCCAAATTATATATTGTGGGTCATATTTAATAATTTCATTAATATTTTTACCATTATGTTTACCAAAATTAATAATTAAATCTTCCGAATCAATTAATTTAATATCATCTTTATTTTCAATATGTGATATTTTTATTGATTCAGTTGCAGTTGGTTTCAAAAATGTTGATTGAATATCCATTTTTGCTGCTTCAATTTCATTTTGCGAAACTTCATCAATATTATTAAAAAATCTTTTCATTTGATTTAATGCTTCAATACCCATAGGTTGTGAAACTAAATCCATAAAATTTGGACGGTCATTTTCATCTTGTTGAGCACTAACTTGAATTTCATCTTGTTGAGCTTGTTGAGCTTGTTCATCAATATGTTGTGAAACTAAATCCATAAAATTTGGACGGTCATAAATATCAGTAACAAATTCACAAGGAACATTATCGGGATATGTAGGTGTAAATAAATCAGCAATTAATTTACATTCTTGGTTAACATTCACATCATAAATATCAGGTCTTTTACAAATATAATATAAATCCCTTGTTATTTCAATATCATATTCAGCATCATGAAGTTTTTCATCATCAATATTTAAACCAATTTGTTTACAAACAGTAACAAGTTTAAAATCAACCATTTCATGTCTAATAGTTGCCAACATATCTGAAGCTAAACTCATAACATCAATAACATTTCCCCAACATAATGTATAAAAGAATACATCATTATTTCGTAAAAACATTGCATTTATAAAATCAACATCAAACTTAACATTATAACCAATTATAAAAAACTTTTCAGTTTTGTCAAATACACTTATGTATCTGCTCAACATATTTCTGAATTCATAATATGATTCCATTTCTGGTGGATAATTCATTATTGTTTCAACCCCAATATGTGAAACTTCTAATGCTTTTTTATCAATAACACAACCTTCAAATGGGCGTATTCTATAATCAAATTTTTCAACAATTTTTCCATTTATTTCTAAACAACCAGATAATTGATGTATGCAATGTATTCTTGAATCGGTACCAGTTGTTTCACAATCTAAGAAAATTCTTTTCATATCCATAATAAGCATATTTTGTATTATATACAAAACTTATAATGCTATTTTTTTATTGAAATTATTGTATCAAATAATAAACAACCAATTAAAATAAAAAGAAATAAAGAACAAACAATATTTCCAATTAATTTATCTTTTTTATCTTTATATAAATCTGTTGGATTTAGAAAATCAGAAGTTCTATAATTTTCAGAACTTTTTAAAAAAATTTTTTTAAGTAATGATTTCAACATATTTGTGATTTTTAATTATGAAAAATATTATTGTTTTTATCTGAAAATATTTTCTGAACATAAATTAATTTATCTTTTTCATTCAAATCAGATAATAATATTATATCATTAGTTTCATTGCATTTAAAAAATGAAGTAATATCACAATTATCAAACATTGCTAACCCCGTATTATTGGGGTCAATAACAAAAACATCATTATTTTCATTAAATTTATAAACCCTGCAAATTTTATCTTCAAATTTTGAAATATTTATTGCTGACATTCCTGTCGTTGTTTTTTTATTTATTTTACAATATCCGACAGTCATCATGTTATTTTTTATTTATGTTTATATAAACTAATTCGAAAAAAGTTTGACGTATGATATAAATAAGTACATATAAAATGATAAAAATAAATATCGAAGTATTACCAGTAAAATATAAACCAATTAATAATATTAATGTTGCAATTATTAATGACAAGTCTCTGATAACATCAAAAAGATGCCAAGCATCAGTAGTGAAAACAAACCATCTTGAACTACCCCAAAATTTTTCACCTTCACTTTTATTTCCATTTTTCCATTTATTATTTGCACTAGCATGTTTATTCCAAAACTTAGGGTTTAAATTTTTCAATAAACTTGTTGAAAAAGCACTTGCGGAAGTATCTTGAATTGCTTTTGAAATTCCAGAAATTAATAAAAATAATAATCCTACTAAAACAAAAATATATTGCATACTATTTTATATAATGGTTTAAATGATTTGTTTGAACATCACACATTAATGTTGAAAGTTTTAATGCTTTATTTCTAGAATTACAAATACATAATCCTAATTCAGTACGATAAATTCTGAGATATTTTGCATTCCAATATAAAGCATTTTCATCATCAGTAATTAAATTAAACATTCTCCAATCACCTACACCTCCTGATTGTAAATAAAATCTATCAATTATTTTTTTAATAGTTTCAGGTGTATGAAAGAATCTATTTGGATATTGTTTAATAATATCATAATCAAATGGATGTTCGAATTTATCCTTATTGAACATTTTTTTATCACAAATACAATGAAAATCTCTTGTATCAATATGATATTGATTTATCGATAAATCAAAAAAATCAATATCTTCAATTTTATTCCAAGGATTTATATCGGAATTTTTGCCAAATAATCCCATGTTATTTCTTTTTAGATTTACGTTTCTTATTACCTTTTTGACAACTAGCAACATGATTTTTGTGTTGTTGTTTTTTATCCCAATCATTTCGTCTTTCCTCTTGTGTTCTATTATCAGAACTTTTACCAATATCCCACATATATTATAATTTAAAAGTTACCTTCAGCAACTTGAAGACAAGTAAAACCTGCATTTCTCCAAGCTTTAACAACACTATTTCTATCTTCTAAAACAAATGCAACATCAGATTGTGATATTCCGGCTTTTCTTAAAAGTTCAAGTTTAATGATATGGTCTGGTCTTCTATCACCATCTGAACGCATTAATATTTTAGCTCTATCAATTTCTTGTTCACAATTAGCCCAAATAAAATTTTGTGTTTGTTCACGTAATGATTCATTACGACCAGTACAAAATACTATTACATAATGTTTTGCAAGTGATTGTATTAAATCAATAATAGGTAAAATAGGTTCATCATCTTCAAGAGAACCAAAGAATTTATCCCAATCTTTTGCTTTAACATTTTCAACATATTTTTTACGATGGTCAATATTAGCAATAGTTCCATCAATATCTACAATAACTATTTTCTTCATTTTATTTTATTATTTTACGTTTGAATAATATATCATATTTTGTTTCATATTTAATAATTATTTAATAATTGAATTTCAGCTAATTTGCTATCATCCGTATCTGATTTTAATTTTAACCCAACACTTTCGCCGTAACATTGACAAATAACATCACGTGTTTTAATATCTGTTTGGAAACATATGAATCCAGCCGAAACCGGATTCATATGTTTAAAATCTGAATGATTCATTCCAGCAGAGAAAACAATAATTTGGTCATTATTTGTTCTAATATATTTTGCGTCATTCATACGATTAATTATTTAATTCACCTGAATCTTCTAGAATTAAAGTTTTTCTCATTTCAGTACTTTTATCAAACCAAACACTAATTGATTCAATATCACTTAAATCTTGTATGGAAAATAAAATAAGTTTTTGATTTCTCAACATTTCTTTATAATCAATATCAGACAAGCCGCCTAATCCCTTAGTATACAGGACATCATATCCCTTAAGTTCTTTGGAAACTGATTCATAAGAATCAAGAGAATAAAAATATTTGTTTGGAAGTCCTTTTTTAGAACAAATAATAATTGGACTTAAAGCACGATAAATTTTACCAGCTTTTATTAATTCAATAAAATGCTTACCAAAAAATGCTAGAAGCAAACCACAAATATGACTACCATCATAATCCATATCTGATGCGATTACAACTTTATTATATTTTAGATTTTTTAGATTTTTCACTGGTTCGCCAAAAAGTAATCCAAGTGTTGCAATAACTTCACGAAGTTCTTGATTTTCAACAATCTCATTACGATTAAGTGTGAAAGTATTTTTAATTTTTCCACGAAGCAGATATGCACTTTGAAAAAGATTCCTATGTTTCATGAAACCATTAGAGGCAGAATTCCCCTCGAAGAGCCAGAGCTCATTCGTAGTTGTATCTTTCGAAGCACAAGTAATTAATTTTTTACTTTTAGTATTTGTAATCAGTTTGTTTAATTGTTTCAGTTCTTTCTTTTTAACTTCTGCGTATTTAATTTCGTAGAAATCTCTTAGACTTTGCATGATTGCAGAATCTTTCAAAGAATCAAGAAAATCTTTTGAAAAATTCAGAATATATTTATCAATCTTGTTTGTCAAACGTTCTTTTGTTTGTGAATCATAAGTTGGATTTATTACAGTTGTATTTACAAATATTGATATACGTTGCAAAATATCTTTTTCTGTTATTAATTCCATTTCATTTTTCTTACAATATTCCAGAATAGAATCTGTCAATTGTTTTTCCAATTTTTTAATGTGTGTTCCTTCTGAACATAAACCACCATTAACAAAACCATGATTGTATTCAATATTTTCAGGAATAATGAAAATATCATCACGTTTGTTTTTAAATTCAATCATTCCTTGAATTTGTTGTTCATTTAAAAATAATGAAACATATTCTTTAAATGTATTAAATTGCCAAGTTGAATCAAGTTTTCCTTCAGCAATATCTGATTTAAAATTAACAGTCAAACCAGGATTGGCAGCCGCAGCATCCATACAACGTCTTTGCAATATACGTATTGTTGATAATCCAAGTTCATCTAAATCAAATCTATCAATATCGAGTTGAAATTCAATCTTAGTAAAATGTTCCTTGGAAACAATAATATCTTCTAATGCAACATCTTGCATATTATTTGACCAATTTATTTTAATTGATTTTTTATTATCTGATGTTGTAACTGAAAAAGTTTTACTAAAAACATTAGTAAGTTTTGAACCCAATCCGTTTGTTCCAACAACTTCTCTTTCTTTTGAATCATCATAATTTGAACTTGTGCGTAAATGTCCAAAAATTAATTGTGGGATAATTAAACCGGTTGCCTTATGAATTTCAACAGGTATTCCGCCATTATCAATAATTGTTATGTGTCCGTTATTATTTGCAATGACAGTTATTTCAGATATTTTAAATAATGATTCCTTACGTCTATGTTCATCAACTGAATTTGATAATACTTCATCAATAAGTTTAAGCAAACCAGCATTATGTCCAACATTTGGCATCAATACTATTTTATTTTTAGATGGAACAAAAAGCGGATATTTAATAACATTATTTGTAACAGACCCAATCCACATACCTGACTTGTCGAGTATGTGTTGAATTTCTGTTTTTACTTGATATTTTTCGTCAAAATTTTGTACATTATTTGAAGCAATATTTTCCATTTTTAATCTGTTTTATATTAAATATATTTATCCCTAAACTTAATCTATAATTATATCCTAAATATTTGTATTATATGGGTTGATATTTTATTAAAAAACCGCTCGAAAATAAATCCGAGCGGTTTTTGATAAAATATAAATCAATTAAAAGAAACCATTTGTTGATGCATAATAAGGATATTCTTTGTAATAATAAACATCATCAAGTCGGAAACAACCGATACTTTTACCTGTTAAATCACCACTATACATACCAACATACCCCATTCTTTCATTATCAAAATGTGATTCTAAAACTTCTTCACGAACTAAACTCCAATCAAAAGAATAATCCAAAATACCTTTACAAATTCTTGCCCAAAGTATTTCTTTATAACCAACTATTTTTTCAAGAATTTTTTGTTGTTCATCATTTCCTTGATGAACATTTCCTTCACCTTTTTCAATAATTTTTTGGTATCTTTGTTGTGGACTTTTCTTAAAATCCTTATCAATAATATCAAAAATATTTATACTATTCTTAGGCAAACTATCCAAAAATAATTCCAACTTAACCTTATATTCATCTTCATGTTCTTTATTTTTTCTTATTTTCCATTCAGCTGCAGTTTCTTCAACTTTTACAGGAGCAGCAATATCACTAGAAAAAATATTTGCATTTAATTCATTAATAGTACTTTCAACCCAATTATTAATATCTGTTTGTAAATCAATTAATGCTTTTTCAGTAAATGGATATTCTGTTTCATGAATATATGTTGTGAAATTATCATCAACATTATTATAAATCCAAGTAATTATTTCATCATAACTTTTTCCAAAATTATCTAAACAACCAACAACATCAGTATTTTTATTATATTTTGTTTTGAAAAAATCAATATCTTCATACGATTTACCTGTTATTTCACTAATCCAATTTTTAATACCAACATCTACAAGGTCATCAAAACTTTCATTAAATGGATAATTTTTAGTCAATATTTCCGATGTTTTTTCATCAGTCTCTATCCATTTTTCCGACAAAAATTGAGAAGCCTTATAAAAATTCATCAAAAGATTTTTAAAATCTTCTTGTATTAGATTCTTATTATAAACCAAATTATTTGGTTTATCTTCAATAACACCAGGACCATCAATAACAACATTCAAATTAACAGTTCTTCCATGAACAGATACTTTTCCAATAAATCCAGGAAAATTAGTTTTAATGTTATCAAGCATTCTTTTTGCTTCATCTACATAACGGTCTCCATCAGTTTCTTCATTAACTCTATAATAAGCCATTAATTCTTGTTCATCTGTGTCAACTGATTGAACTTCAAAGTTACTATTTGTTTCAATATAACTTTTAATTCTATCAATATCAGTTAGAATATAAACTTCAATATTTGTCCATTCATCAACACAACTCCATTCAGTTCTAATTGTATTGAATTTTGTCATTAATTCAGAACAAACTTGTTTAGCCTTATTAATATCTTTTTGTCCTGGTCTTTCATAACCAACATTACCATATTCACGAGTTGTGAATGAAATTTGATTATCTTCTTCATCATCAAATTCAAACCAAGAATTATCTCTAACAAAAGTTTTGATGTCTTCTTTTAATTGACTATTTGAAACTATGTTTTTAGGTACTTCAGCAATAACTTCGGATTTATATTCACCGACTTCATCAGTCATATAATTAGTGAATAAACTAAGTTTCAAAATAACCCATTCATCATTTGTAACAATATCAATACTAAATTCAGTATCACCATATTTTGCTATTAATTGTTGAGCAATAAATCTAGCTTTATCTAAATCAATTTGTGATGGTTCATCGCTATTTTTAGCATTTCTTCTTGTAGTAAATCTAATTTCAGGCACAACATCATTATAATCAGTTTCATCTGTGAAATAAGATATTGATTCAATAAATGTTTTAATATCATTTAGATAATCTTCAAAATCAAGACTATCAACTAATAATGGTTCAGTTGAACCTAGTCCGAGTTCTGCTTCAGTTGCTTCAACATTATTTTCACCATAAGTTGCATTAAGAATATTTAAAATTGCTCTACTTGTTCCATCAGTGTTAATAATTCCAAATTTATTTGCATAAAAATCTATTTGATTAAATCTATAATCACCTTTATATAAATCCATTGTATTTGGAACACTATTAATAATTGAATTTGCAAATGTAATTACAGCTGGTTCTTCCCAATCTTCTAATGGATTCATTTCAAAATCAGTAGGTTCAACTTCATCATCCATCATTCTTTCTCTTGAATCATTTGAAATTTCATTTTTATGAATTATATAATCTTCATTTTTTCCAAATAATTTATATCCATTATATTCAGCTTTATTTTTCATACGAATCAACATATATTCGATTGAATTTGTATCATGTTCTGTAAAACTTGCAAATTCAGTATCTATATTTTCTTCAGATTTTTCATCAAAATCTCTTCTCAATAATGTAACATAATCATTATCATCAATAATAATAAATATTCCTTTGAATTTATCACCAGAAACAGTCCAAACAGGTATTCCGCCCCAATCAGCTGAACCTGAATATTGGTTTTCTTCACCAAAATATGATTCAATTAGTTTTTTATTAAAATTACGATAATTACCGTAAACATCTTCATCATAAACTAAATTTGAAACAACATTTCCTGAAGTATCATACATTATGTTATCAGTTTCATTCAATATTTCAATAATTTTTCCAGCAACGCCATCTAATTCCGAAATATTATTATTTTTACTGTATCTTTCAATTTCTTTTTGAAGAAATTCAGGATTTCGTAAATCTAATGTACTTGCTGTTTGATTAATAATATTGTTTGCAATTAAACTTAAATTTTCAACATCTTCACCAATATTGATTCCTTGTCCTTTCAATTTTCTTTGAAGAATTTCAAAACCAAAATCATAAACTTTATCACCACTAATTTTAAAAGCAGTATCAATCAATTCATTAATAAATGATATACTTGATTTATAAAAATAAATTTTATTTCCTTTTTCATCCGTTAATCTATCACCCAACAAATAATCTTCAAAATTATCATCAGGATGGAAATTAACATTCAAATCATTAATAATAAAATTAAATAAATCACGAACATTTGCTTCATTCTTTAATGGTATGAATTTATACATTTCAGGATGACACATTAATAATTCAATTTCACCATAATCACAATTAATAGAATTTTCGAAATGCATTTCTAAAAAATTAGGTGTTGCACTCAATGTTTTTAATCCTTCAAGACTTAAACTCCATAATTCTGTAATAACAGAACCTGGTTTTTCATCAAGTTCATAACCATAAATAACTAAGTTATCTTGTTGAAATAAAATCATTTGTAGTTTAGAACTATGAATTTCTTCAATTTGTTTAATAACTCGTAATACATAATTATATGATGATTCAGAATCCTGAATTTTAACATCAGATTTTGTATAGAATTTATTATTCAATACAAATGATAATTTGTTACTCATAATATTTTATTTTTAAATTTATATTAATATCCTTATATACTATAAAATATGGGTTGAAAATTATTTTATAAAAAACCCAGATTTATAATCTTCAGTTTTGTATAAAAATAGATTCATCTTCTTTCAAATATGTTTTTCCAATATCACCAATATAATGCGCTCCATTTTTAATAGGTGCAAACATTCCTTGACTTTGATTAAGACTTATTTTATTCATAAAAATAAGTTGATTGGTTATTTTATCTGAAACTTTTAAGTTATCAATTCTATAAATATTTTTTATTAATCCTGATTCAAAAACTAATTTGGATAAAACAACTTCTTTTTCTTTTGCTCTCCAAGTACTCATATAATCGTATGCTTTTTCAATAAAAGTACCTTCATAATTTGAAAATTTTATATCAATTGTATTATTAATAAAAAATTCAATATCATTAGCTCCTGAAACATGAAGAGCAATATCTGGATGTTTTTTAAACCAATCAATATTATACTCTACTTTTATTCCTCCTTGTTTTAAAATAATATCATAATCATATTCAACAACATATAATGTATCTTTTTTACCTTGAGTTCCTGATTTCTTTTGGATAACTTCTGAAAAAGATAAAAATTGTTTATCTTTTGGAAATAACATTCTATCTTTTAATAAAGATAATATTTCTTTTTCCGAACATTTTCTATATAATATATTCATAATTTATTAATATTTAAAATTTCAATGTTTTCTAATTTCAAAATAACAAAAGCATTATATGTTCCATCTTCATAATAATTTGTATTTGCATCATGTATCATTATACTATCGTAACCAGCAGATAATAATTTTTCACGACATTTTTCAACTCCACCTATTTGTTCAATAAATTCAAAATATTGTTGATATGAATCATCAAATTTTTCATTCTTATTTTCAAAATGAAGAATTTTATTCAAAATCAGTTTGGATTTTATTAAAAAAGCATTTTTATTTTCAGTAGATATATATGAATCAACATCACAATTATATTCTATTCCACCTGAAAACCATTTAGCCATTATTTCATTATCAGTGAAAAAAATACCTAAACCATTATCAGGAGCTGAACCATATACCGAATTTGAAACAGATTTATTTAATTCAAATTTTTTGAATTTTTTACTTGTTCCATGAAGTGCTATTATTTCCATATTTTATTTTTGTCTATCACTACTTTTATCAATTGATAATACATTTAAAACATATTTCCATAAAACCATGAAATCTTTGAAATTATTTTTATCCACTTCAATACCTAAATAAAAAGCTTCATCCAAATCCCATTCAATTGTAACATCGAATATTTCGCCATTTTCATTAAGATTCCATGCATGAGGATAAATAAATAACCAATGATTAACCTTATTTATTTCACCTTTATTAATCCATCCAATAGCATCAATTAAACCTTGTTTTTGTACAACAGCACCAATACATAAAGGTAAACCTGTTTTTCTTGAATATAATAATGAATTATTATAACATTCAGACATTTTACCAGTTATTGGAGCATTTGAATTTACATTAAAAATTTTGAAATTTTCAGGAAATCTTAATTTTTCACCCATATCATGTCCATGAGCTTCATTCAAACTTAACATTGAATTAAGAGCTTCAATTATTTTAATAGTTTTTTCTTGTGGTGAAGTTTTTGGAATTATTTCTTGTTTATTTGAATTTATGAATCCGATAATTCTATCTTTAATTTCTTTTGCTGAAAGAATTGTACCAACATTACCCCAAGTTGTATCTGGATAATAATCTTGAAAATATCCAATATTTCTACCTCTTGGTACTTTAAATCCAGTCAAGATTTCAATATTGTTAAAATCCCATTTTGTTTCTTTAGCAATTTTAGAAACATCACGAATATTTGAAGGTGAACCATTTTTTATGGAACAAAACATTTCAGAATATTTCCTAACCCTACAAATATTAATATTATTTATTGAATAAATTGCACCATTAATTTCATTACGTTTATTATAAGTTTTTTCAACTTCAAGTTTAAAATTATTTATATCCATCATAATATTTATATATTTATATCCTTTAAATTTTAGAAATATGGGTAATCAACTCAAAATATTTTACATCATCATTAAATAAATATCTGAATTTGCTTCTTGAACAAAATCAGCATGTTGTCTTAATTTATATCCTTGTTCAATATAAACATTATTTAGTCTTCTTAATTCTTCTTCTTTTTTCAATTTAATTTCCAAATCTTCATCATGCATCAGAATTCTTAATTCTTCTTTAACACCATTCAAAAAAGCATTACTGAATAAATTATTTGATTTAATAAAATGTGATATTGATACATCCCCCATAGTCAGGTCATCATGCCCATACTGTGCCGCATAAGTACCATTCTTCATTTTGCCAAAATTGAGATATTCTTCAATTGATTGGTAATGTGATTCAACAATTGTTCCTGAAGTAACTAAATCAGCAAAAGATTTCACGCCTAATTTCTTATTCTGTGCATTCCATCTTATGCCATATTCAAAATCATCTTTTGATTCTCTTCTAAACTTTGCAAAAATAATATTATCAAAATACCTGTATTTTGGTTCATGTAATTTTAATGATTTAACTTGACTAAAAAATTCACCACCATACGTATTATTTTCAATAATTGCGCGTATATTATTATTACTGAAATTTTCTGAAAAATCCATAAACCATTCAGCAAAATCTTCAACAGAAATAGTATTATCTTTAAATACCCCAACACTTTTATATACAAGTTTTTGTGATTTTATATCCCATTCAATTTTCTTTAATTTAGCTACTGTTGAATCTTGTTCAAGTCCTTCAGCTAAATCTACTCCAAGTAAAAAGAAATCTTTTTTCAAATCATAGGAAACAATATCTTGTTGAACAAAACTAATATTGTATTTATTACCAATAGGATGATTATCTTTTGACCAAAGATTTTCATTTTGTAATTGATTTATTCTGAGTGATTTTTGTGTCGGAGTATTAAAGATAGAACGTAGCTGTGTGTCAAACGAACAAAGAAATCCCATGTCCCAACCTTCAATTCCAACATTCGCAATAGTATCAGCTTTAAATTCTTCTAATGATTGTGTTCTTGGAACATCATACCAATAAATCCTATATGATACAAATTTATTAAGTTTAGCTTCAGCATTAGTCCAAAGTTCCCAAAAGAAATTACGACCATTAGGCGTTGACGTAATGATACATCTCGAATTTGGATTATTAATCAAAGTAGGATAGATATTATTCCAAAACTTACGAACAATGGAGTTCTTAATATACGCGAATTCATCGATGTATAATAAATCCAGGGAAAAACCTTGCACAACACTTTCGGAAGCAATACCAATACTAAGTCTACAACCATTATCACAAACAAATCCTTTTTTATTAAACGAAATAAATCCTGGACTCATAAAAAACGGTAATCCTGCAAATGCTTCTTTTATTTTAGCAAGAATTTCATTAACAACTTTATCAGATTGTCCAATAACAACACAATCTTTATCAATATTGAAACAACAAAAATGCACTATTTCTAACACGGTGGTTGTAGTTTTACCCGATTGTCGAGGAAACATGATTAAATTCCACCTATTATCATCATATCTTTGAAGAAGATTTTCCTGATATGTTCTTAATGTTATATTTTGCCAACCTTTTTCACCATCTTTTAATTTTCCAAAATTATTTCCAAAGAATAATTTATCTTCAGCACAAATTTGCATACACTCAATTTCATCTTCGGTGTATTTGAACGGCAGATTTGCTTTTCGTAAAAGAGCACCTTTAACAGATTTTAAAAATGGATTTTCCTTAAGTTTATATCCTTCACCTAAACCTTTAACAGCAAGCTCAACAGATTCAGTTGTCCATAATGCTTTACCTGACCCTTCATCGTCTATAATACGAGGGTCAAATACTTCTCTGGACTTAATAGTCTTATTAAGTCTGGAAGTTGTTGAATTTATTTCTTGTGCTGTTTCAGATTTCATTATTAAAAATTATTTTATTTTCAAACTTCTAATCCAACTTTTTTGCCAAACAGAAGTTGGAGCGAATCTACTAGTATCTCCCGCAACTTTAACCAATATACGTGTATCTCTATCTTCAATAACCATATATTCTTCAACCATTTCTTCAGGATATTCACACCATTCATATTTTAATTGAATAATATCTCCTGGAGAATAAATATATTTTTCTAAATCAATATTTTCTTCCATAATTATTTGATTAATTTATAACTTTGAATTTGGTCAATTTTAAAATTAGGGTTTTGTGATTTAACAATTATCTTAACACCAATAGGTTTTTTCCAAAATAACCAACATGATTTATATTGTGTTTCTCCAGCAATTATTAAAGAATCAGTTAATACAACACTAACACTATCGATTTTTATATTTGTTTTATTATTTATTAATTCAATGCGTTCAGTTAATTTTAAAAATTTATCTGAATATGTTCCAATAAATTTTGTTTCACTTTTCTTTTCAACTTCAAAAGGTATTGAATCTCCTGGAAGATATACATATTTTATATTTGCTTTAACAACAGATTCAAGATTTTTTACTTTTAATCCCATATCTTTTAATTCTTTAACAAGACTTGGAGCAAATTTATTAAATTCATCATTTTTTAATGTCAATGTTTGAACATTATATTGTAATTCGCCATTTTTTGTAATAACAGAATCAAGTTTAAATTGAGAATTAAAAAAATTTGTTTCAATCCTGTTTTTTTCTTTTTTCAAATTACTGTAAAATGTTGTCATTGTAATAGTATATCCTATCAATAATACTAAGATAATACCGGAAATAATACCAAGAATTTTTTTTACTTGTAGTGTCATAATGTTATGTTTTGTTAATTTGTTTAATTTATATACTAATTGATTTTTGGGAAAATAATATTACTATTATTTTCCCAAAAATTATTGTTTCTTTTTTCTTGTTGTTTTAATTTTTTCTTTTTGAATCCATTCTCCATTTAATTGATTACCAAGAAATTGAATTTTATCTGAAAACTTCAAATAATCATAAGTTTTAGAATCATACATTAATATACTACAAATTTCTTTTTGAATATCAATATCAAACAATAAACCTTTATCTGTTCGTTTTACTTTTTCCTTTGATTTTTCAATTTTTTCTGTTTTGTAATAAATAAATTGTGGAATCCTAACCGAATTAAAATTATTTATAAATTTTCTTTGAAGAGATTTTAAAAGCGCTGGACTTTCAGCACCATTCCAATTAACACCTTTTAAATTAATAATCAAATTAGCTAAGTTAGGATATCCCTTTGCTAAATTGTTTATCAAAACAAATCCGTGCCTAGCAAATTCAAATCGAGTAAATTCATCAAATGATTGAATATTTGTATAAAATGCTGTTTGAAAATTATTAAATTCTTGATAATTTAGTTCAGCCATATCTAATTAGATTAAATTATTATCAATAATTGTCTTAACAGTATCGAAAGTAAATGGCATTAATATATTTTCTTTGAAAATAGAAATTTCATTTCTTTCTGGATTAATTGTAATCAATCTAGGTTGTAAAAATTCTTTTTCAAAATCATGATTTTCTTCAGGAGATAATGTAAGATTATTTGAAAACCATTCTAAAGAATCTTGTTTAAATAATTGAATTCTGATTAAAAAATCATCAATATAAATAAATTCAATATTTTCTTCAAGATTATGTTCCAATTTATTAACATAAGTTTCATTATGTTTTTTAATAATTTCATTGATAATATCTAAAAGATATGTTTCATTGAAAATAATATTATCAAAAATAATACAAACATTATGATTTGTTGTTATTTTTGGTGTTGAATCTTCATCAAGTTCTTCTAAATCAAAATATTTTTTTAATTCAATAAAATCAGTTATTTTTACAATTGAATGTTTTTCAAGTAATTCTTGTAATTTTTGAGAATCATTTTTTTCCTGTTCCATTTTATTTATTTTTTGTACATGTATTATTTTTATTTATATATCTATAATCAATTTCACTCATATTAATCTAAATTTAGAATATTTGTAATATCTGGAATTGATTGTTGTAATAGATTAGTTGCTGAATCTTTACGATTTACATTCATTCCTTTAAAAACACTTATGTCAAATTTTGATTCAAAAATTTCTTTTTCAAAATTAGAATATACTGTATCAAATTCTTCCAAATATTTTAAAGGTATGTTTCCACGATTTAAAACATTCATAGTTAAATTATGTTTTAAATGCGTTCCAATTTCCTTTAAAGGAATATTTGGTTGTCCACAAACATCTTTTAATGTTATTATCAAATTTGTCAATAATTCTTTATCAACCAATATTTGTTGACAAATTTGTTCAGTTAATTTATAACGATGTCTATCTAATGCTTTTTCAATATGTTTTTCAGTAATTTTATATTCAAGATTCCCTGTTGTAGATTTCCAACCAAGAACTGAAAATAAATTATCCTTTTTATCGCCACAAATTGATTTCAATAATGCTACCTTAAATGGAGTAGCAATTTCAATTCCCTTATTTATATTACGTTCAACTTTTTGATTTCCAAATAAAGACATTGAAAATAAATTACGATAAAATGTTGTGTTTATTGAAGAACCAAGTAATGATGATTTAGCATCTTGTTCATAAATTTCCCTATATTTATTTTGACTTATTACAAATTCGCCATTTGGAGCATCTTTTGAGCGTATGTTTCTCATGAGCATTGAATTATTCTTCACTATTTGCATGAGGTCCCCATCCGTACAGAAAGTAATCAATTCAATTTCTTTATTATCATTAAGTTTATTACTTATCAACATCAGTAAATCATCACCTTCGAGTCCCTTTATATCAAAAACAATCATTTTTGTTTTGATTGTTTCAATAAAATCACGATAAAGTTCATAAAAATTATCATAATTTATTGGAGATGATTCTTTTTTTGCTTTACGATTTTCCTTATATTTTATTGGTCTATCATCTGTAATCCAATAAGGTTTATGTGGTTCAATTTCTTTTCGCCAAGAATAATTATCTGTACAAAAAATAATATTATCTATATATGGTGCAAATGCTGAATATAAATTTATTATTGCTGAATTTAATTCATTAAGAAACGATTCTTTTTCTAATTTGGTTTCAAGATTATTAATTCTATCACCCATATTTAATGTGCCCAAACTTCTTTGTGCAAAATAATTTCCATCAATTGTTAGTATTCTTTTCATTTTTATTATTTTTAATTATTTGTTTCTAGTTACATCCATATAATAACAACTATGTTGTTCAGAAATTGTATTTATATCTGTACCAATAAAAGATAATTCTTCTTCATCAATAATATCAATATTACCAACATTATCTTTTTTCAATATTAAATCAATAATTTTAATTAATTCTTCAGATGTTCCATCTGTATCAAAATCACAATTAATATCTTTTTCAAAAATCGAAGAATTATCAATTATTATTATTTGTTTAAGATAATTTCTTTTCAATACATGAATAATTCCATTTAAGAAAATATTTTGTTCTGTAAAATGACATGAATTTTTATATTCTTGTGTTGTTCTTTCCAAAAATATACCAACCCAACCAGCTTTCAATAATATATTAATTTCTTCTTCAGTACGAACATCACAAATAATTTTATTTGAATTAAAATCAGCATATTGATAATCAAATGCCTTACCATTTATTAATTGTTTTAATCTATTTGTTGATGATTGCTCAAAACCAGCAATATCATCTAAAATCTTTGAAACAACATAATGTAATTCACGTAGTGTTGAATTATTTCTTTTTTGTTCTTCTAATTCTTCAAAACTCATATTTTTTGCTTCACATATAATACGTTTAATTGTATCAGCAATACGTAGTTTTAAAAATCCTTTTTTATCACGAAGATAATTTGAAACTGTGTCTTTTCCAGAACCACTCATCCCATATACAAAAAATTTTATTTGTTCCATATTAACTTAAATTTATTTGGTTTTTAATAATATCTGTTATTGATTCAAAAATATCTTCAACAACTATTTTTTCAGTTTTAATATTTGTAATATCTGTATTTATAAGATTCAATAAACTATCGATATTAATTAAATACATATCTTCTTGAACAACAAGTTTCCATTCATCATTTGTTATATCAGATGTACATGGATTTATATAAATAATAAAGAATCCGTTATTTATCGCAAGGTTTTCGTTAATTGGATTCAATCTGGAAATTTTTTGAACATATAAACTTGGTTTATCAAGAATAACTATTGAATTAGAAAATGATTTAACAAGTTCCAAGTTATCATAAGCTATGTTTGGATGCCATAAAATAATATCTTTCAATGAATTAATTTCAATCAAATCTGATTCCCATATATGTTGATTATTATAAATAATCTTATACTCGAAATTATTATTTTTAATATTTGTTTTTATAAAATAAATAATTTTTTTCTGAAGAGTAATTTCAGATTTTGATAACATAACATATATCATAATTTACTTTTTTTTAATTATGTTCTAATTCTGTTGTTACTCTACTTAATTTTTTTAATTCAGTAATTTCACGATTTATTCTTTCATCAAAAATATCTGTTATTTTTGTATCTAAATCTGATGGAACTTTATATTCAAATCTTTCAAATCTTATTAAACCTGTTCCATTACAAACATCACATTTTTTATTATTAATTGTCTTTTTTCCATGACAATTATCACATCGCATTTTAACACTCATTTTTCTTGATTTTATATGATTTTTAAAATTCTGAAATTTGTTTCAGAATTTCATTTATTTTTCTTGTTTTGTATAAGTATTATAATCAATACATCTGAATACAATTTCATCGAAAGTTTGATTTAATTTCAATAATACATGCCATAAGTGTTACAAATTTATTTATTGAAGTAACATACATATCCGAATATTTACTAATAATTATTGCAACATCTAATGTTTTATCATGTAAATTTTTATTATTGAGATATTCGAAAAATGGTTCTCCTAATGATAAAAAACATTCTTTTTCTTTCCCCTTAAATTTTGTTAATTCACCATATAAATCCTTGCCATTTATTGCGGGATTTTCAACAACTTCATACAAATCCAACATTTGTTTTCCAGATTCAGTTAATTTCTTTATGTTTTCAAAAGTGACTGATTCATTAACATCCTTAATCTGTTGTAAGTTAACAAGAACATGCCGAAAGTCAGGAAAATTTAATTCAAATAATGCTTTAATTCCCTTATTATCATAAACAATATTTTCATTTTTACAAACATTTACAACGAACCCAACAAAATTCTTTTTTTGTTCAGTTAAATCTTCATTTGTAAAATCATATTCAATATTTGTACAACGAGACCTAATGGCTTCATTAACAGCTTCAACTTCATTTGTTATGAATATGAAATTAACTTTAACACATTGGTCAAGCAATATCTTAAATGCATCAAAAATATTATTACGAATATTTTCACACTCATCAATAATAACTGTTTTTTGTTTACGTAAAACAGACATACCTCCAGAAAAAGACATAACTTTTGAACGAAAAGTCTCTATGTTGAAATCATTTGAACCAGATAAATACATAACTTCATTATCAGTACCTTGACAAATTAATCTTGCTGTTGTAGTTTTACCAGTACCTGGGCTGGAATGTAATAATAATCTATAACCTGATTTATCACGATTTTCGGTTAGAATTCTTTTAATTCTAGTTGGTAATATTAAATCATCCCATGTTTTTGGGAAATATTTTTCCAATAATGTTATTTGTTTTTCCATAAAAATGATTATGTTATATTATATTACGTTTTAATATATATCCTTAAAATTAAATATTTATGGATTGAATATTGTTTTTTATTCCGATATATTTATTTTATCAATTGATTGAATTTGTTTTTTCAATAATAATTGACATTTATTTTCAAACTGTGTTAAAAATAATATTTGATTTTTCTCGAAAATTTTACTAACATCAGAATCAAAATTATTCAACATTTCTTTTTTAATTGATTCAACCTTTTCGCTTATTAATTCATCAAAATTAATTTCTTCTCCGTTATATTTAACAGTACTTAAAAAATCAGCAACTTTTTCAGTAATTATTTCATCAATTTTATCATAATTATCAACAATATTATTTTGTGTAATCATTTCATTTTGCCATTCATGGGCACGAATATGTGAACCATATAATTTAATTGTTACTGGAATTAAACACGAAACAAGTACAGCAAAAATAAAATCAAATATTTGTATTTGTGGAGAATCAATGATAAGATGTCTTACATAATAGTATAGGTTTATCAATATTTCTATGAGCATAAAAATGTTAACAGCAAGTTTATTTCGTTTATTTTCTTTTGAATCAGAATTATCTATTATTGCAACAAAATATAATAAGGAACTGCTTATAAACGCTGATAATAAAACTGCTTGAAAAATTTTAAATCCGCCTTGAAATGATGATATTGATTCAAGCAAGAAATATGTGTGCGCAATTTGTGCAAAAACTCCAAGAACACAATAAAGAAATGCAAATTCTCTTGAAGCAAATATTGTAACTATAAATCTGATGATTTGTTTAAATCTTTCAATAATTTTTTTCATATATGTGTTTTAAAAAAAATTCCGATAAATTAAAATTCCATTGAATTAAAATTTATCGGAAAATTATTTTTATTTATTATTAAATTTTTTCAACAATAACTTCAGTTTTTTCTTCAGGACTACTTAATCCTTTGAAAAAATCAGCAAAACCAGCAATAAAACTTAATTTTAATTGTATTGGTTCTGTTTTATCAGACATTTCAAATACTTCCAAAATATTTGTATTTGCTTCCAAATATTTATTCAATACAACATAACTTATTAATTGTGAACCATTAATATCACAACTTTCAATCAAAGTAAGAATTTGTTGTAAATGTTGATAAGTTGTTATGTTATTTTCAATTGCTTGTGAAATAAGATATTGTTTTTGTTCATCTGTTACGAGAACTAAATCCTCAATACAAGAATTAACATAAGATGATATTTTTGATAAAATTTCTTCAGGAATATCTGAACAAGTTTTTTCCATAAAATATTTATATTCTTTTCCAGATTCTTCAATTATTCCCGTTAATTTTTCAAGAATTTCAACAATATTGTAATTGTCTGCAATACTATCTGATTTACCATTATTGGCTTTTAAATAGTGATAAACATTTTGATAATAATCTGTTTGTTCAAAAATCTTATTAATACCGGAAATAATATCTTCAGTTGTTTTTGGATAATTACCCAATAAATCACCCATAACATTCAAAACAAATTGAAGTGGTTTTTCTTTTTGCAATAATTCAATTTCATCATTTGGTAAACGAACATAAGTTCTTTCAGTATCAACTTCTTCAATTTTTTCTTCAGGTTTATTTTCTGATTGCAATAATTCAAACTCAGTCTTAAGTTGTTCAAAATAACTATCAGCAAAAACATAATCATTTAATACATCGATTAATTTATTATCAAATTTTGTTTCTGATTCTTTAACCGATAAAATTCCATCAAAATAAACAACAACAAATTTTTGATTATCAAAATATTTTGAAGCTTTGTCTAAAAGTTCTCTCCATAATTTATCCGAATATAAATTAATCATTGATTTAACAGCTTTTTTACCGTTAAGTTTACATTGTCTGTTAACAAGAGAATTAATTTTAATAATATCCTGATATGTCATTGTTGTAGAAGACAATATTTCATTAACCGAAACAGCCATATTTATTGGCAATAATGAATTTTGTACAATTGATTTTATATTTAATCTTATTTGATTAAATAATAGTTTTTCTTCAGTTTTGATAACAATAGGAAGTATGAATTTATTTTTCAATTTATCTTTTGCTTCCAAACAATTTTCTTCATTAATAGAAGTTAATCCCGTAATAAATGCCAAAATAAATTCAGGAGTAAATGAATAATCAATAAATCTTTTTGTAACATTATCACAAATATTTTTTTGCAAATAAGGTTGATTTGTATAATCAATACCAACTAAATAAGATAAACATCCCATTAATTCAAATTGCTCGGTAGTTAAGTTTTTATCTTTAACAATTGATTGAAGAACTACCAAATATTTTTCTTCACGTTCTTTATAAAATTTCAATTTTTCTGAAATTGATTCATAAAAGAAATTTTGTTGTTGTTGATACTGTTGCTCAAGACTTTCTTGTTGTTGCATTTCTTGTTGATTCATAATTTGATAATTATTTAATTATTATTTTAATATTATATTATATCCAAAAAATTACATTATTATGGTTTGATTAAAAATAAAAATATTTCGTTATTCCAAATATAATAGATAAAATAGAAACAACAATAAACCAATTTATTGTTTCACGAATATTTTTAATAAAATAGTAATATCTTGAAAATTGTATTATAACTTCATATATTTTTTCAGAATATATTTTGTTTTGATTTTTTATACTACGTACTTCTGTATTTACAATCAATGTTATTAAATCCTCAATATCTATTGATATATTTTGTTTTATTAATTCCGATAAAACATTAACAAAATCATTTTTTATAGCGTGTTTTGCTTCTTCCAATGAAAATCTATCATAAAATTCATTTGATGATAATAAATCAGCTTTTTTTATTATTTTCTTATCATATCCGAATTCATTTTTGTCAAAAAAATCAACAATTTCATCTGATTCAAAAAGTTCTCGAATAACTATTTTCTTCCAAAATTTTATGTAACAAATATATTCCAATAGTAAAAATATTGGATTAAATATGATATGAATAAAAATATTTATTTTTTTCTTGTTACCTTCATAAACAAAATTTTCAAGAAAATTAAAAATTGTATACATATTGTGATTATTGTTTATTTATTAATAATAATGATTTATCATCAGAAGCAGATGTTTCTCCTTTCGAATTAATATCAAACCCAATTGAATCAAATCCAGTATCTGAAAGTAATTTAATTGTTTCAATTCTTGGTACAATTAAATGCAATTGTAATTCAAAAGAAGTCTTAACAGAAAAATTTCTGGTACCTGAAGATATATCCATAGCAGGTTTTTCAGTTGAATTTGATGATATGTTATATGCTCCTTCAAATGTATTTCCCATAAATTCATATGTGAATGCATTTTGTCTTGCATTGATTGTTGATATTATTTCGAAATTTTCTAATGCTTTAATAAAATTTGGAGAAACAAAATCAGTATTTGCAGTTAATTGTATTGCAACACGTCTAGCTGTAGCAACATAATTCAAATCATCTTTAAGATAATTTATTTGATTATATTGATTTGTATTTTGGTCTGTCATTGGTTGTGGGTCATCAAAACTTATAATAAATCTTGGTGTTTTCAATATAACATCTTGTTCAGGATTATCTATGTTTTCAAATTTATTTGAAAGATAATAACTGGAATCTCCTGAATTTAAAATAAAAACAGGAAGGGAAGGACTAATTTCATGTAATTTTAATTCAATATTTGCAACAAATGCTTTTAAACCTGTTAGAATTTGATTAAAATCATATTTTATATTTTCTGTAACCATAATTTTAAATTTTTCTGCTTTCAACCAAATTAAATAATGTAAAAACAGGTTGTTGATTGATAATTGTTTTCTTCACATATTTATTGTATGTATTTTTACCTATCAATGATTTACATGCACTTTTTATTAAATTCTGAAGTTTTTCATGTAGTTTAATAAATGTAATATTATAATCTAAATCAAAGTAATCACAATAAACAAGAAAAATTTGTCCAACCTTTTTAAATTTTTTATTAACACAAACTTTCAATAATTCTACGAAAGTTTTATTAAGCAACTCATCATTTTCTTGTAAATCTTTTGTTTGAATTAATTTGAATTTACATTCAAAACATTCTTCAATACAAATTTCAACAATTTTTATTTCCTCTTTTATATCAAAATCAGAAGATTCTTCAATAACTGATAATTTCGCATATATATTTGATATATCTCCTTGAAATACTATTTCATCTACTTGATATTGTGAATTTTCTTCAGACATAAGTGTTAATTTATTATATTAAACCTGTAATTTATATATTGTATTAGATTAAAATAAAAATCTGATTTTAAATATCAAATAGATATTTTTGTAATTTTTACAGGAAATCCTTGTTCACGATAAATACGCATTCTTTCCCGAGAATGACTTCTAAAAGCACATCTTTGTATTTGGTCTTGAAAATCAAATACTTTGCAAAAATCTTTTGTTGGAAATAATCTCATTCCACGTCCTAATGATTGTCTAATACGTATTTCTGATTTACCACCATCAGGAAAATAAATACAACCAATATTTTTAATACTTACACCAGTTGACATTGTACCATAAGTTGCAATTATACAATAATGGTCTTTTGCATTACGCATTCCTTCAATTATTTCTTCCCTATTTTTTATTTCACCATGAATAATGAAAAATTCCCAACCAGAATCTCCACAATTTTCAGACAAATAATCATAAAGTATTGAACAATATTCAACAGTATCAACCAAAATTAAAGTATTATCTGTAATAGCATTAAGTAATTTGGATATAAGTTTTGTTCTTTTTTCGTATGTATGGAAAAATTCTTTTTCAGCACGATATTTTTCAATACCAACAATACCATTTTCAATTAAAGTTTCAGAATAAGTACTTTCACTAAGATAATCTATTTGTATTGCATTAATTTGTATTGGTGTTGATACACCACTTTGGATATTTTCAAGTGCTGTTCTTTTAACTAATGAATCCCCAAACATTGAAACAATATGCAAATATTCTATTGTATTATATTTTGGAGTTGTTCCTGTCATTCCAAAAAAATATTCACAATTCAATAACTTAGCATAAATTTCATTACGAATAGTATAAGCTTTTGCTCTATGTAATTCATCACAAATTAATACACCAAATTCATTAAAATATTCTTGTTCATAATTGCCTAATGATTGAAATGTACCACAAATAATATCTGCACCAATAATTTTTTTAGAACCAGCGAAAATAGTTTCAACAATTAAATGTCTTTCAAAAAATTTATCATATCCTTTAAAATCATCTTTTAATTGGTTCGCTAATGTTTTAGAAGGAACAACAATTAGGAATTTTTTACTGTCACCAATAAAATGTTCATATAAATATCTACAATAAAGATATGTTATGAATGTCTTTCCACCAGCTGTTGCAACTTCAATTCTTCCAGTTTTATTTTGAACAGCTAAAAAAACTGAATCCCTTTGATATAAATAATCTTCGGATTCTGTTTCAATTTCAGCAGGAAATTTACATTTTGATAACCAATTATCAAATTCTTCCCTATCAATATCGTTTTGATAAACCAATTCTTCATTTTCAAGAATACAAATTTCTGAATCAAATTTACTTAATTGTTTCTTAACATCAGGCCAGAATTGCACAGGAAAAATATATTCATTAAAAAGATAACTATAATTTATCGTTTTATTAAATCCTTGCATGAAAGGAAAATATTCTGAACGTGAAAGTATTTTAACAATGATTTCATAATATTCGAAATCTTTTGATGTAACAATATCATCAATCTTAACATAATTTTTGAAATTATTACCAACAAGTACCTTAAACTTCATAATATTTGATTTAAAATAAAACAATAAAAAAAGGACTAAGCCAAACGATATAAATCTTTGACTTAGTCCTTCAAGCTTTCGATGATACTAAGCGAAATTATTCAGCATTCAAAATATCGTCAACTTCATTAGTCCCTGTTTGTTTAGCTGCAGCTTCTTTTTTAACATCAGCATTCATTACAGAACCAGCAAGTTCAGCTGGAATAGAATCAGCAAGAATATTTTTTGCTGCATCTGTTTTAGGTTTATTTTCATTTTCATTACTTTGTTTACCATAAGCAGCAATTTCTGTCAATGTTTTTGTCCTAATAATTGGGATTATTTCATCAACTTTTGCTTGTGTATTAATCAGATAATCATTAGTATCTTTATCATTACGGGAATCATTTATTTCCTTGTATGCAAAATATTTACGAATATCGTAATCATCATGCATTACATTTTCAACAAAAGCATTGAAATAAATTGCAGCTTCAGGAGCAATAACTCCATCAACAACATCAGTTTTTTCAAATGGTCTTGTTTCTCCTGAAGGAAGAATTGCAATTGCACCTTTCTTTTTTGGAGCCCAATCAGACTTAGTAAAATCACGACCCTTAACTCCATCATAAATTGCTTCTTCGCAAACAAGAGAAATTACTGAACTTTCAAAGATATTGAAAATATCTTCTTTTTCAAAACCAGCACTAATTTGAGCAGGTGTTAAATTCAATTTTTTATCCAAAAGATTTGCGAAAGTTGCATTTGGACCATAAGTTGCAAATGTCATCATACGAATCATTCCAATTTCTTCAGCAACCGGAGATTGCAATATTTGTATTTTAACACAACCTTGATTTGTTCTTCCCAGATATTTTTCAATTTTCTTTTCAGCAATACTATCGCCATCTTTTTTCAAAGCGTTAAGTTCAAAAAATAATTCAAGAGCCTTACACGTTTTTGCATTTCCTGAACCAACATAATGGAAAGTTTTACCTTTACGTTCTGGGTCTGGAAGATTTTTGTAAAGTGAACGATGTGTGATTGGGTCACCTCCCGGATTAGGTAAAATCTTAATCAAATAAGAAGAACCAACTTTTGCTTCAAAATAATGTTTTGAAAAATCAATACCAGAATTCTGTTGAACATCTTCAGCTTTTACAGCGATAGTTACATCATTAATTGTGCTTTGTAGAAAAGCATTTGCCAAAACACTATTGGCGTTTTTTGTAGTTTCCATAAAAATTTTCTTTAAATTGTTTTTAATTGTTTTTGAAAGTTTATTTATAATTTACTTTAAATATATCCTAAATGTTTTTAAAATATGGATTGAATAGAAAATAAATATTATGATTTAATTTCTCATTGCTCTTTTAATCCAACCAAAAAAGAATTTTTTATTGGATGGTTTGTTATCACAAATTTTAATATAATATTTTATTTTCTCAAGAGTAAAAGCATTATTTTGGTCTTCATAAGTCATTTTATGAACACAAACATGATTTTTAATAGAATCAGATAAAATAATATTATTTTCAAAATAATTTTGTGATTCATTGTTTAAAATACGTACTGAATCCATTGCATAAATTAAACCTGTTGTTAATTGACTATTAACAAATGATATTGAATCAATTTTTTTATTCAAATTATCAATTGTTTGTTTTTGTTGTATTTCTAATTTGGTTGGAGAAATGCAGCTGATGAAATTACTAATCAATAAAAAAATACTGATAAAAAATACTATTTTTTTCATACTATTTGATTTAAAATATTTAATGTTCTGTGGAAGGTCCCATATTCACTGCAGTATCAAACAAATTATCTGCAATTTTTTGATTAAGAATTTTATCACCAGAAATTTTATTCCAATAGTTTGTTCTATAACATTCTTCAACAGAATTTTGTAATTTAATATTAGATTCAAGACAATGTGGGAAATCCTTATCTTTTAAAGATAAATTAATAATTGCCCAACCACTCCACTTTGGATTTGAAGCTTCAGCTATACCTTTGTAAGTACGTCCACCACTATCATCTGGGTCATTAGACCAAACACCTTCATGTGAAAGTGTTTTCAATAAAGAAATTTTTAAATTTGCCATTTTATTTATTTTTAATTAGTTA